AAATTTTTCTCTATCTCTGGATTGGGGTGTAGAACAGCAACAAATGATTCCGCGACCATTTCTGTTGGGCTTGCATTTCCGTAGCCGGTAGCCATGCCGAACCCGTACCTTGATGGATCAAACCCATCCTGTGAAAGCCGAGCTGTCTCGGTAATGAGCGGTCTGTTTGTTTCGTACATTTCCCTAAATGGCGACTCTTCACTGGTCAGCATTCTCAGATCGCTCAACACGGAACTAATTTGTTGTGACACTGTCTTATCTGTCGTGTCTTCGCCGAACTTGCTCCGATCAAAGTGATCACTTGGCAGCATCGGGTGCATCGGCTCATTTTTGGGCCTGCCAAGACGAAACTTCCCACGTTTTGGTTGCTCTGATGACTGGCCGGAAAAATATGCGCTGTCTGATCGTGAACCGAAATGCGACAGAGTTTTGAGTTTTGAGTCAAACCAGTGTCCCCATTCGTGCAAAATAACGCCAGACGGGGAAGTGTCAATCATCCAGTTGCCTTTTCGTGGCTGTTGTGGATCAAAACCAGTTGCTCCATCGGCGAACAGCGGCGGTGAAAGCATTATGCCCAAACCTGGCACATGAGTGCCGAGAAGGTTTGGCTCTTGTCGTCTGCGAAACCCTTCCTGTGAGGACTTCAGATATGGCGGTGCACCAAATTTCTGTACAGCCCATAAAAGACCAGGAACATCTATGAATGCCTGACTGAGCATGTTTCGCACTGCGGAAGTGGATTCCTCTGAGTAATCGGCTTCAATATCCGGCATTTCTTCTAATTTCATGCCATAGATGCTTGATAATTGCTCCTTGGTGCGCTCGCGTAACTGTTGCAACTCTTTTCGTGATAGTGAGTCCATGTTTGTTCCAGCAGAAAATAATGCTTGAGCAAGAATTGCGTCCGCCTGCATCTCTCGTGCCTGCTCTTCGGAGCCTGGTGTCAGTAGGTTCGCGATTTGCTTACCGGTCAGTCCGGATAACCATCCCCTCGTTGATGAGCGCATTGGGCGACCATCAATAACACTTGGATCACCGTATTTGTAGTCTGTATTGCGATGGCGCTCAAGTAATTCTGGAGTTACTTTTCGTTGTCCTGAACTAAGTTTTCCAGCGCTAGTACCTTCATATGGGTCAGCAACCCCAAAGCGATCAAGAATGTTTGTTCTCCGTGCCCTTAGGATGGTTGCAAGATTTTCTGCCTCTGCTCCATCGGAGACAAGTTCACGTACGAGATTCTCAACTTGTCGTGGGTCAATCTTGGCGAGTCGTCCAGCCTGTTCGGTTAGTCCGTCGTCGGTGAGTCGTCCAAATATATAGCCAGCCTCGGTAATGTCCGAGTCTCTCATCGTGTCAATCTCACCGACCTCTTCTCCAAATCGCGCCCCTTTTCTTGCTCCTTGTGCGCGAAATATCAATGCGCCGCCGGAGTCAATTCTCACCAATCTCCCATCTGGCGTTAGATTGGAGTTTGAAGAAAGAACAGAGTCCCAGTTTGATAGCCATGCATCAAAGATAAAATTTGATGCAAGTTCTTCAGCTTGCTCATCCGTGGCGTTGCCCGGCCCGACCGGCTTTATGTTTGGAATTACCTCAGATATTACGACTTTTGCGCCATCTGAGTCTTGGGCGACCTGAACGTCTGGAACCTCAACATCAGCAAGTTCATAAAGTTTATTTGCGAGAACCTCTGTCTCGGACTGGAGGTTTTCTTTTGGCCACTTTACATAGAAGAGGTCGCCATTTTCATCTTCGTAGAATCCGCCGGCATTTGAGCCCTTCTGATTACCAACGCGCTTCCATTGTGTTACGTCTCGCCTTCCTGAACTCAGCGTTGTTAGTAGGACTCTAGGTTTTGCCGCCTGTCTCTCTTTTGAGGCTTGGCTCGTTTCGCGTAGTGGTGGCTGCCGTAACTGTGGTGCTTGCTGCTGCCTGCGCCTACTGGATGATAATTTTCGCTGCTCTGCAGTACCGATAAATCTTGGGCGTGTGGTGCCTTCATCGACCCAGCCGTCGTTATCTGGGTCAAAGTTGCTGCCGGTTGGACGACGTGTTCCCGGCTTCCCGCCAGTTGGTAGATCAACACCCCCGTTTCTCCTATTGCGCCCACCTCTACCTATGTTTGGGCGGTCAACCAGTCTGCCCGCAACACGGGCGGCAAGATTCCTCCCAAGCGCCTTGACTTCTAAACGGCGGTTCTCACCGCGTCTAGATTCGTCAAAAGGAATTGGTATTTCGTTATTAGGCATTGCCTAAATAATACACCTGTTTAACAAAGGTCTTTTTGCGTTATGCGGCTTATTTCAGGCGCTGACCGCACTTGGTGCAGATCTTTGACCATGGGTAGAAGCGGACCATATTGATGGGGTGGTCGCACTCCAGCAAACGCTTCGCCTCGGCATTGAGGATTGACCTCATCCACGCCGAAAGTGTCAGGTGCTCCTGTGTGGCAGCCCGCTTCCAGCGGTCGCGCTCCTGATCCGTAGTCCTGATGAGGACCTGCTTGTCTGCTGGGCCATCGTCTTCCTTGGCGATTGGGGCGATGCTCGGATCTATCGTCTCGGCAACCTTCTTCATTGCCGCATCTATGTTGCTTACGTAGAGTCCGTTATTGATCTGACTCTTCTTCTGCATGCTCTTGTTCCTCATCCTCATCGTCAACTATTTCAGCATCAATGATTTCACCCTGCTGCCTGAGTATCGAATCTACTGCATGTTGTGGCAGTACACCTGCAACAGCCATGAGTTCCAGCATTTTCTTGGCCTCGGATTCTGCGTCAAATCCAATTGCTGGCTTTTCCATGCCCGGTTGACCGGCAATAGTTGCGCGAATCGCTTGACCACCAGAGGTGATGTCAACCTGCATGTTGACGCTGGCCTGCTCAACGCCGAGCAATTTCGTGCGCCGGTCCATGATGGAGAGGACCTGCTGAATTGCCTTGATGTCTGGCTCAAGTTGTACTTCCGTTCCGTCGTCCATGACGCTCTTACGATGTTGAGTCATTGGCCAGATTGCCTGCTGAAGGCTGTCTAGCCTTTCAAGTTCCAATCGGAGCATTTCCGGATAGGCAAGGATTGCCTCTCGGTTCATTTTCTCCAATTGCCTTTGAATCGCACGGGAAACAGTGCCCGACGATATGCCAAAACGTCTCGCTATCTCCGCGACGGAGGTACCTGCCTGGCGCATCTTGAAAATGCGCATGTCTCTTTCGGCAAGAAACTCACGATTCGTTATCGGCTTTGACCTGTCGTCCGCCATCTTTTACCGCCATGAATTCAATCACTTCAAATGGGAATTGTTTCCCACGCTTCATTTTAATCGGCCATTGCCTCTCGTCACGAGCACCACGGAAATGGCGAACGTCGTAAACATATTCCCCAATTGCAGTCGGATCAGGCTGGAGGGCGAGACCGAATTCGGGCCAACGGCTCCATACAGCAGAACCGAATGGACGGAGATCACGTGATGCTCCAGTGGCGCCAAGTGGCGCGTGGTGCTCAATCCACAGGGCACAGTTGTAGACGACCCTGATGGTGTCAAGATACTTCGCTACTTCAATCGCGATTGACTCTGACGTTCTGCCGCCCGGATCAAGAAATGCCTTGTAGAGAGGTCCAATGACGAGCAACTCTGGCTTGTGCTTCTCAAGTGCGTCCTCAAGGATCAATCGATCCGGAGCCTTTAGCAGATCCATGCCGGAGGGTTTGGCCAGAAGATGTCCCTCAATCCGCTTGACCCCAGAACGCGACGCTGCCTTGGCGATAATCGGCCTAGATACGCGGCGAACAATCCGCTCAGGGTTCTCTAGGTCAACGGTAAGGGTTCTTACTGGACGCATCCGCTGGAACGTGAATGGATGTATTCCGTGGGAGGAGAGGATTGCGACTTGACGCGCAAGCATGGTCTTGCCGACACCCTCGGCGGCAACGATGATCACTCGCTCACTGCGCTCCAGCAGTCCGGGAATAACCCACTCGTATGTGTCGTTATCTGATTCATCAATGAAGTCGTTCCACTGAACGACGCGACCTGTGTCAAGGACATGCGAAACCGTCGCAGTAACGAGAATTAGATTGCTCTTGGCGATCTTCTGCTTGGCATTGAGGTCTTGCTGTGCGAGGACGTCCTCAATCCTCTTGATCGTCAGTTCCTCTGGGGACAGTTCGCCAACGTCTGGTTGGGGCTGTTCTTCTTGGATATCCAGGGATGCCTGCTGTGGCGCCATCTCGTCTTCCAGAGGAACGAGATCTTCAATCAAACCGCCGTCAGACAGGTGGTCAAAGATGTCTTTCTTCGTCGGACTAATCCATGCCTGCACGTTGCAACCTGCGGCCTGAAGTTTCTCGCACACATCTTGTGCGTGCTTCATTCCAACATCGTCCCTATCGGCGACGATCTCAACATATGCACCAGCGAGTGTTTCCGTGTGGATATCAAGCCACTTTCCAGCACCACCCGGCATCGTCGTGGCAACTATGCCAAGCGAGATGAGTTTGTTGGCGTCTTTTTCGCCCTCAACCACCCAAATCGGCTTGCCCTCTTCCTTGGCGCGCAGTACGTTCGGCAGGTTGTAGAGAACCTTCGGAGTATCGCCAAGCGAGTAGACCCAGCCACCGCTCCCATCCGGCTTTCGCTGCCTGAACGTCTTTCTTCCATCGCTCTCCACGTAGCGGACCTTTTGGAAGAGGATTTTTCCGAATTCGTCCGTGTAATCGTACGCCTCAACGAACTTTGGTGGAGTCGTCTTCTCGTACGTTTTCTCGGGCTTTGTTTGCGCTGCTGGCGGCGCAGGACGTGGCTTCTTCTCCGCACCAAATGGCGTAGTCGGATCAGACTTTGGCATTAGGTCGCTTACGCGCAGGCCAACGGCATCGCAGATCTGCTCAACATTGCACGAGATGCCGCGATGGCACGTGACAAGGACGCGTCCGTCGTTACCCTCACTAACGGAGAGGGACTGATTCCGGTCATCATTCCTGCACGGACAGCGTGCCATCCAGCCGGAGGAGGTACGACGAACACCGTCTAGGCGCGCGAGGAAATTCTCCGTTTGCTCTGACGGTGCATACTGCATGGGTTGGGTCAGTTCGCGATGCCGTGCTTTGCGATGTGCTTCTCGCGATCCTCTCGCAACCTCTTGTCGTGCATCCGCTCGGCGTGGAGGTTCATTCCGGGAATCTCGTTGATTGGTTCGCGGAACACACGCATGATGTTGTGCTTCTTGCGGAAATTCTCACGATCAGTCTCCGTTGATCCACCCCAAATACCGTAGATCTCGTGGTAGACCGCATACGCGAAGCAAGGTTCCTTCACCTCGCAGCCCTCGCAGACGGCTTTTGCGCGCTTGATCTGCTCGCGCATCGCACGAATTGTTTCTGCGTTGGTTCCGCCTTCCGCGAACCATGAGTTGGGAAAGAAAAGTGACGGATCCTCTCCCTTGCATGCGCC